ATCTTGTGCATTGTCCCACCTTTCCTTTATTACGCGCTTGTTGATTTTGTTAATGCAGTTACCGGAAGCGATACAGATACACTGGCTACGCTATCAATTGCACCGTTAATTGGTGTCCATGATGAAACTAAGCAAGACATTGTATAACTTGGGTTTGTTGCGGATACTGTACCTGCAACTGGTATCAATTTGATATTCAGTTTAGTACCTAGTGCATCCTCAAATAATGAGTTTACTGATGCCGCCGCAAAATCATTGTACACTTCTAGCGATAGTGTAGGTCTTTCCACTCCACCGATCATATTTTGTATCTGATCTGACATGGCCGTGATTTCAACCTGGTCAATTTCGCGTGCAAGACTTACAGTGCTGACATGATCGCTGATAGTTGTAGTACCTACAATCACGGCAACTTTGTTACCCATAAATATGGCCATATTTTTCCTTTCGTTACTAACCTATCAACTCAACCGAATATTGATAACTTAGGTAGTCAATATTAGCGGAAGTAATTGTGCCAGGGCTTGCAGACACAACCCTGAGCGTTTGTACAGCACCGCTTAATGTTTTATCAGCCTCAATTGCGGTTTTAATTGAAGTTGAACCGGATGAAGCAAGTAGCCCATCCAATCTTTCTTGTCCATTTCTTTCACTCATTCTACCAACCACAACAATAATTTGGCAGGTTGCAGAATCAAATCCTCTATTTAATGTATAGTCATAATTCATAGTTAATTGGCCAACAATTGCAAAAGCATTGTTTGTTGGGATATTTGTAGAATCCGGGACATAATCAAACACACGCAAACCACTTATTGTTTGTAGTGCAGTTTTAAGATTATCTCTAACGGTGCTTGGTGTCATGCAATTACTTCTTTTTTGTATGCCCTAACCATTGCTGTGACATCCCGACCAATTGGTGACATTCTGACAACACCTAAATCACCTAGTCCTAATATCCCACCAGGCGCATCTTTACGCTTGTAGAGATCGGCTGAGAGAATTAAACAAGCCATGTTTATATCATCCGGCACTGATGGCCATCCCCATTTAGCAGTTACCTGTACACCTGGGCGTAATCCATTTTGTGTAAGCCCTGGAAATATTGGCCAGGTTTCAGTATTGGAAACCATAGTCAATTGTGTATATGGCCTGGCTAAAGATGGTGCAGTCAATGGGTCTAAAATGTAATCTTGATTTAAGGTTAAAGTCTTTGAGTATGTACCATTGCCATATTCATCAACGGCAACTACTAGGTTTGTTGTAGAACCAATATCATCTACATAAACAAAAATGTCTGAGTACGCACGGTAAAGCCGTGCAGATGCGTTGGCATCTAAATAAAATCTTCTATTGGCAATGCGATCAATTGATCTTGATGCTGACTCAATCAAATCTTCTAGCAGGTCATTATCTGTATTATCAGATATAGACATGTAATTTTTAATTTGAGTTAATGTTGCATATCCATTTATTATAGCCATGATCGGTATCCAAATCCTGTACTGCCCTGGGACATTAGACAAACTCCATTCTCTGAATACCGATCATAGTTAGAATCCAGGCCACTGGAAGGGTAGCGGCCTGGAAACTTATTGGTTTAGAAACTTGGTGTTGCTAAACCTGTACCGTTAATTTGTGCAACAGCCTTTGGATAACGCTCTGCGGTAAATGCTGACATACCGAATAGAACAATATTAATTGCAACCTTGCCATTTGGTTCTTCAAATGTGACATAGGTAGGTGCGGCGGCTTCTTCCCATAGATGGGTTTCGTTCAAATCAACTACAAAGATTGTATCTTGATTTGTACTTGCACCAACATTGGTTGCAATATTGGCATCTACGATAATTGGCAATCCTAGAATTGAGTAACCTGAGTTACCGTATGTAGGTGTGCCGTTGCCTGTACCCATTGCGTTCATAGGATTGTATGCCTGTGGCACAATCAATGGCCTATTTGAACTATCAACACCGGCCAATAGGAATCCTAAGCGGCGTGGGTGCATGATTACTGCATTTGGGTTCACATAGATATTGCTTTGAATCTGTTGGATTGCATCTGCAATCTTTGGATATAGTCCGGCAACTGTACCTGTTGTAGCAGTGTAAGTTACTAACACTCCAGTGGTCATGTTTAATAGACCTAATGGTTGGCCGTTTGAGCCTGATCCATTTAGAAGTGAGTTATCCAACTTGGTGTGATAATCGCGGATCAAGTCACCCAAAACAATTCCCTCAATGTTGTATCCGCGTAGTAATGCTTGCTTAGATACTGATTGTTGTCCGGCAATTGTATTTACATTGACGGTTAGGGTGTTGTCTGCAATATCTTGTGATACTGCGGCTGTGTTTTGTGATGTTTGATATGCAGTGGTTGTACCAGTATTGATCTTAGAGATAACTACTGACATACCCTGGGTTGGTAATTGATGCTTGCGTGCGGCATCCGCGAATGGGCGGCCAGCGCGTGCCAATGGTGCATATAGATCAACTAGGTATTGTGGCACTACCAAGCCTGCAAAATTGGATGTACCAACTGCACGCTTCTCAATTGCCATTTCCTGTTGATGGCGTGCGATTCTCGCACTTGCATCACCATCAGTTTTAAATTGTGCTTTTAAAGCATCTGTTAAGAAATCATTGCCTGATCTCTCTGAGTAAGTAAGTTGCTCGCTTGTAACAATAAAGCCACCGGCGCGTGCTTCTTTCTTTGGCTCAACATTAGCATCAACCTTAGCGGCTAACTCTGCGGCCTTTTGATTGCGAATTTCAATATCGCTCATCTGCTCAATTCGCTCATCCAACTTTTTGATCTCCAAGTTAAGGGCTTCAACATTAGCCAACTCAACTTCTGATAGATCGCGTGCTTCTTCTGCGGCACGGTCTAAAGTTGCCTGAATGAGAGATGTCTTTGATTCGCGCTTCTCGCGTAGAGAAGATAGAAATGTGTTTGACATAGTTCTCCTATTAGTAGTTTTTGTAGTGAGAAGGTGTAACGCGCCGGTAACCGGGGTTAGGTGTTCTACGACTTATCAAAATTATATCTCTTTTTTTAGTGCTTTAAGCAATTCCATAGCCGTGTTAAATCTTGTTTTTTCTTCACCGCGATTTTGATTAGCAATTTTTTCTGACCATGACTTGCCTGCATCTCCACCCCACAAAGCCCAGGCAATGCGACCATTTGAAGGATAACCATCTTCACCTGGGCTAAATCCCTCTGCCTTCTTATCAACTTCATGTCTTGCAAAAAATGACACCATGCGATTGACTGTATCTAAAGGTAAATTTTTACCATTAACAATATCTCTTGCTCTAGCAATACCCACTTCTGTACCGCCCCTACCAAATTCTGAACGCCAATCTAAACCCCTTTGTGCTTCTGCCTTCATTGCGGCAGTTGGTTCATATCCTTCTGCTCTATTCTCGCCATACTCAGAAATGTTAATTGCGGTCATTTGATCTTCCGCTTGTGCCTGGGTTTTGTGGCAACCAATTAATTCATTGGTATCAGTTTTTACAACTGCAAAACCTTCACACTCAGGATGGTTATTTGTTACGCTGTATGGCATCCAATATTTTCCTTGCTTCATCTAGGCGTGGGGTTATTGGCGGTTGGCCATCACGCATACCTGTAACGCTGGCAAGTTCGCCATAAGCACCAAAGGTTACAAGTGATACTTCTGCTAAATGTGCCTTTAATCTCTCCATTACACCATCAGGTCTTTTTTTGTTTTTGATTGGCATAAATCCAACTGATAATTGATCTAATGCGCCATCTTTAACTAATTCTAATGCTTCATCACCTTCACGCGTTTTAGAAATTTTAAATTCTGCATACAAGCCTTCATCTGTTTCCCTAAGTAGTGTGGCACGGCCTAAAACATTATTTTCGCCATGTCCTCTAAGAAGTTTGACCCGGTGCGGTGCTTTGATAACTTCTGCAAACACGCCTTTTCTAAATACTTCAATCATGGTGCTAGTGATGCGCTGTTCTTTGTTATATGGCACGGCAATACCAAAAATAGTGCGGCCATCTCCATTAGCGCGTAACTCTAAATTGACTGAGTAACTTCTATTTTCCATTTTTTCTTCAGACATAGTTAGCATCCTCTACTGTATCCACCGCATCACTTTGTAATGATTCATCTTCTTCATTTTCTTCTTCTTCATCCCCTTCTTCATGTTCCATAGGGTCAAGGTTTTCATAATCTCTTACTTCATCAACAGTTAAGAAGCCATTTGATAATGCAACCGCATAAGCATCATATCTATTAGCAGTATCGGTTTTTAATAATGATTCATACTTAAATGCGGCTGTTTGACCCCGAACAAGAAGATCACTAAACGCCGCTTCTATACGCTCTGCGATTGGCTGTATTGACCATTTGATTAATTGTAGGTTTTCTTGTTCAACATTAGAATAAGTACGGCTTGAATTAGGTGATCCCAAGAAATACGGCGGTAAACCTAAAATGTTTGCCGCTTCTGTAAGCCCGGCTGTTTGCGCTTCAACTAATTGAGATTCTGCCGCATTGCTACTTAACACTTCAAAATCTGTTGATGAATTCATTACAACTGGTGATCTATTGCGAGATGAATACATTGCCATCCATGCGCTTTTTAGAGCATCCGCTTCTTCCTGTGTTAAATCAGGATTAGCAGATTTGATAACTGCCGTAGGATTTACACCGCCATCAAAATATCTTGATGCGTATTCATTGATCGCTATTTCTTTACCTAGTGCTTGTTTAGCAACGGCAAGGATACCTTTGCCAACTAAATCACCTGGCATTGTAAAATTTT